TAGTACCATCATAAACTGTTGCTGTAATATTTCCATTACCTAATTGCAATCTCACCCCCTCATAAGTGTTATTTTTCGTAATACCTAATCTTCTTGAAGAAGTTTCACTTAAATCCAACGCACTTATATTACCATACAAAACCCCTTCACTATCGTTAAACGTATCAGAAGTTCCTGCGTCATTACACACATCTGCTGAACGAGTAGTAATACTACCTACTGTTGTGGTGGGAATAAAGCTGCTTAAATATAAGCCAATTTCTATTTGAAAACCCCATATATCTACTGTTTCACCACTTACACCCACACTTGGGGAAGAAGGTGTTGCAATAGTTAATTTAAAATAGTTAGTGCTTTGCCCTGTTGTAATTGTTGCACCCTTTGAAATACGATACCAGCCATTCCCATAGTTCTCTATTTTTGCAGGTACATCGCTTCCAAGTTCATCTTGTATTACACCATTATCTAAATCAAATACTGCCCATTGTGTGCTGTCAGAAAAATGAGATAATGCCACATATCTTGTTGTACCTTTTTTAACAAATACACTCCACACATAACTTGTAGTTGATGCAGGTACTGATATACCTCGCCATTCAATTCTTGGTTGTGTTGTGCTGCCTGAAGTTAATGTTTTTATTCCTGTTGCACTTCCATCAGGTGCGGTAATACTTGTGTTATCTGACAATACTGCATTTACCGCTGAAAATCCACTCCAACCCTCTGTATCTGTTATTCGGTTTGTTCTACTTGGTTCTAACAATAGCGTAGGGCAACCCTGTACAACACCATCTAATATATTATAATTAAGGCGTGGTGTATTAGTTGGCATTGTTTCGATTAAACCAGCTTTGTTTACTCGTGTCCCAGCTGAACCTCTTGTAAAATCAAAATCGCCGTCTGCGTCGTTTGGAATAGCACAATATACTTTGTCTTCTTTATAAGCTACTGGTATTAACGCCAGGCTTGCATTATCTTTTAAAGCCATTTATAGTAATTTTTACAAATTTACAAAAAATTCTAACGGCGTTTACCTTGACCGCGTCTAGCTTTTTTATAGCCCTTTTGCCCTGGGCTTGCGTTCTTACTATGTTTTCCTGGGCGCTTTTTTTTACTGTTACTTCTATATATAAACTGCGGTAGTTTAGCCATTACTTAGTTTTGTCTTTTAGTTTTTCGTAGGTGCGAAGTCCACCTAGCCCTAACATTCCTAGTAGTATGGTTATTAAGTGGTCCATTTGTAAAGCTGGTGGTATTTGTTCTGGGCAAACCCAGGCTATAATATCTCGTAGTATAAAGTTGTATAATAAAGCTACACCACAAACCCAGCCTATAAAAGGTCGCCAGCCAGCTACAAATATACTACGGTGCTGGGCTTCTATTTTGTTTACTTCGTTCTGTACCTTTATTAGTTCTAGTGCTTTTGCTGGGTCTATTTCTTTGCCCTTTATAGCTTCGCGTAGGTCTTTAGCAAAACTACCTAAGGCGCTATCGCCGCCGCTATTAAGTCCTAAAAGTTTAGCTAGTAGTTTCTTCATTAGTATACCCAGTTTACATTTTGCGCTTTGTCGCCGTCTATGTCAATATGTACAAAACCTTTGCCAGTTCCTATACGCTTAATTCCTAAAAGCATAGCTATACGTATTATTTCGTAGCGTTGGTTACTGTTTTCTATTCCTATATCTACAGCTAAACCTTTTAGGTGGCTGCTGTTTTTAGACGCGTTTTTGCCTAGGCTTGCGTTATGTTCTTTAGTTCTATAGCCGCTTGTAATAGCAATAGGTTTACCGTAAATAGCGCGCATTTTGTCTAGTAATTCTAGTAGCTCCTGGTGCATATTTACACCGCTGCCTGGTTCGTCTGGGCTGTCAAATTCGGCTATAGTAAAGTACTTCATTTATTTCTTATTACGCTTGTACAGTTCGTGCCATTTATAAACGGTGTAGCCTATAGTGGTTAGTAAAAGTGCGATTTTTAAAAGCAGTTCTAGTTCTGTTAATGATAGGGCAAAAGCGCCTAAATTCATAGCGTAAAGTTTAAAGTCTTGTACTTCCATTGTGCAAAGATAAAAAAATTAAAAACTTAGTATAGTTATTTGGAAGTCTTCTACTCTAGCTGTAGCGTTATTCTTATCTACTTTAACTTGTATTTTAACCCCTGTAGTTTTTATAGCGTCAGTTACAAAAAATTGTGTAGTTCTACTATACCTTACTTCTGTACCGCTACTAGATATTGTATCGTGCGAAAATTCTACGCTTTTAGTAGTGTCTGGGAAATACAAACGGCTATCCATTCTAGTATTAGCGGCGCCTGTAGTTATGTCGTAGTCGTTACGTACTAGTACTACAGTTCCTACTGGTAGTTCGCCTAGGTCTATAGTATTAGTAGCGCTGTCCCAAAGGTCGCCAGTAACATAGCTAGGTTTATGTGTAGTTAGCGTACCGCTTCCAGCTTTATTATTTGTTAGGTCTACCCAAGTGTCTATAGTTAGGTTAATAGGTGTAGCTGTAGTAGCGGTGTCTTCATAAAAAGCAAAACCGCCTAAGGTATCGTATAAGGCGTTTACGCTAGTTTTTATTTCGTTCACATCAGCAGCAGTTACTTTATATATTTCTGCTAGTGCGCTAGTACTGTTATCGGTTTTATCTGTAAAAGTAATTTTAGCCATATTGCTGTATTTATGTTTGTAATTCGCTTTGTAGTTCTGCCTGTAGTCCACCTGTAGGCGGTATTTGTTCTATACGGTTACTAAGTTCTATAATAGTTCTAAAGTATGTAAAGTCGTCGCTGTCTTCTGTCAAATAGTTTATACCAGCTACAGTACTAGTAAATACTTTAAAACCTTCTGCTTCTAAGTCTATATAGTCGTCGCTTCTAGTTCGTACTTTTTTTAGTATTTCGTCTGTTATTAAGTTACTGTCTAGTTCGCCGCCACTATCGCTAGAAAAGCGTGTAATAACTTCTAAGCGCGTTATGGTTTCTGTTATATAACTAGTACGGTTTTGGTCTACTTCGTCGTTAGAAACGCTGTATACGCGTACAAAAGGGTATGTAGCGTTACTGGGTATTCTGTTATAAATCGGTATATATGTATCTCTTAATTTTATTTGGTCATATACTTGTATAGGTGTTAATTGGTTAGACAAACAAATAAACGACTCCAAAGTTCCGCCAGTATTTTCAACTCTTTTTTTAAATTCAGTCAAGTTTGTAACATTAGGCGAACCATTAAGTTTATCAATAATAGCTTTACGTACTCTATGTATTACCTCTTTCATATATATTTTTTTAGTTTGTCGTCTAGTCTAAACATTAACGCTTTTAACGCTTCGCGTACGCTAGGAAAAAAGAAGGGCTGCGGCTGTATGTTTACTTGGCGCTTACCTTCGCCTTTAAATAGTTGTTTTATTTCACTATCACTAAAACCTAAAGCTTTAGCGTCTTTAGTATCTATATATCTACCAGTACCAAATTCCTGGTAAGACGCGTACTTTTTGTTATACCCTACTTCTGCGGTGTTACCTTTTTTAGCCATATATACAGACTGCTTTAGTTTACCCTTATCTACAGGCACTTTTTGGGTGCTACGCTTTACTATGTCGCTAGCAGTTTTACCTACTTCGTTACTAAGTTCCTGGCGCGAAAACCTTTTAAGCTGCTTTAGCTTTTTATCTAATATAGCTAGGTCCTGTGGGTTTATCTTAGCGTTCATTACTTAATTTTGGTAGCGTTCATTAGTCAACTTTTGTTGCGGTTATCTTAGTGTAGTAGTCTTGTTCAGTTTCTACTATACTGTTAATTCTGTACTTAGGTCCAGCGCCTTCTATTTGTAGTAGGTCCTGGTCCTGTATTTCGTCCGCTGTGTTTTTACGCATTACTAGTTCTATTCCTACAAAGTGCTGGCGCTGTCCGTTTTGGCTTTTTATACTACCGTCTTTATACGTTAGGTTAGCCCAATAAGTAGCTACAGTAGCTTCTGTAGAAGTAAAGCCACCAAACTGGTCGGCTGTTTTAGTTAGCCTTACTACGGCTATTTGTGTATCTAGTTTGCCAGCGTCCATTATACAAACATTGTTTTATAGCTAGTTAAAAGCGCCTTAGTTTCTGTTGGTATTTTATTTAATGTTACACCTACTTCAAAGTCGTTACGGTTATCGTATAGCGTGCTTATAAATTGTAGCATAGCGTTCTTTATAAGGTCGTCGCTTAGCCCAGCAGTTACGTAAGTTATTTTAACGTCTTTAGCGCTACCGCCGTCTAGTTCTATACGCTCGTTATCTAGCCCTTTAACAGTATGTGCAGCTGTATTACCTTCAGCAGTTACTGTACTTATGCTAGCTATAGGACCAAAGGGTATGTCTATTAGCGCTTCTGTTTGGCTTAGGTAGTACGTTCTATTCTTTGCTACTATATCGCGGCTAATATAGTTTTCGCACCATATACGCGCCTGGGTTATCATTCTAGTAATTAAACTATCGTCGGCGCTAGTGTCTATTCTAACGTAGTTTTTAACGTCGCTAGTAGTTAGTATTTCGTTGCCTGTAGTGCTGTTAATTTTTATTTGACGCATCTTAAAATAATTTCTGTAAAAATACGAAAAAAAAAGCGCCACTTTTAACAGCAGCGCTTTCCTATTAAACAAATGAAAAAACAGAAAAATCTTAAATGATTAAAGCAAAGTTATTAAAATTGTCTTTATACTTCCCTTGCATTGATAACCTTACGCTTCTTTGTTGATAATTAGGTATAATAAAAAAGCCGTCTAGTACTGTAAAGTAGATAGCGAAAAAATCTACTTCGTCTTTTGTGTAGAAGTCTTTAGTACGCCTTAGTACTACGTGTATGCTATCGCGGTTAAACTTACGTTCAGCGCTTACGTTCTTTACTTGTATCTTATATAGCTTTAAATCGCGTTCTATAATACAGTCGTAAGGGCTACTATCTAATAGCGGCATAGATACATTAAAACCTTCCTGTATAGCTTTTACGCTAAATTTATATTCTGCTAAACAGCCTAGCTGGTTTCGGTCCACTTTGTTTTAAGTTGCTTACACTAAGCTACAAAAAAAAACCGCCCTATAAAGGACGGCTTATTAACAATCTATAAAAATAAAAATGAATAAATCTACACTATTTAGCGCCAGTGTAGTGGCGCATTACGTTGCTAGCTTCTGTAAGCTTTTTTATTACCAGTATTTTCTGGGTCGTCGGCAGCTTATTAAAACTATCCTGGTCCACCAAGTTTTTAAATTCCTGTAGTATACTATTTTTTGTCATAACATAATACGCTTATTCCTAATAAAAACATAAAAAAAGTACCTACAATATCGTCGTATACAGCTAGGTCGCGCAGTCCCAGCGCTAATAAACCCCAGCCTAGTATTGGTTTTAAATATTTCATATTCCTAAATAACTTTTAGACCATATTAAAAATGTCAGTGTCATTATAACTACTATAAATAATTTTAAATCTTTCATAACCCTACCCATTTGTCAGCGTGCGCGCATAGTTGGCAAAATGTACATACTAAGCCAAAAGCCGCCACGTATATTATTGTATCGAATATAAAGTTTTCTAGTTTTCGTTTCATAATGTTTATTATTTGTTTGGCTAAACTACAAACTAATTTTAAACTATACAAATAATTCTTAAACTTTTTTACAGGGTATAAAAAAACCCCAGCGGTTAGCCAGGGTTTTGTTTAGTGTATAGCGTTATACTACTATGCAGTTTCTAAGGCTGCTTTGTCTACGCTAAAGTCGCCAGTTACAAAGGCGTTAGGTAGATAGTTAGTAAGTGCTACTCTTTCTTGTACTCTTACAGTTACAAAACCGTCGCGTACGTTAGTGCCGTCTTCTTTAAAGAACTCAACGCCTACGTTATCACGTACCCATAACTGCGTACCCATTCCGAAGTTACCTACTAAATACTTGTCAGAAGTAATAGCTGTATTCAAAATAACTGGTACACCGTTAATACGTGGCTGTAGCCCTTGGTTCCAATCTTTTACTAGGTATTCGTTTTGCGAAGACTTTAGTAATAAGATTTTGTGGAAGTCAGTAGGGTTAATCATAATGTAGTCAGCAGCGTAGTTAGCTAGTGCTAATTGGTTTAACGCTACAGTAAGTACGTCAAATTCGTTAGCGCTTTCAATAGCGTTAGCAAACCCACCAGCAGCAAAAGCTGTAGCATCAGAAATAATACCGCTTAGCTGTGGCGCTACGCCTGTACCATTTAAAATCTGGTTATCTTCTACTTCTAATAGTTTTTCTGGCGCGCGTGCAGAAAGGTAGCTAGTAAGCTGTGGCGTATCGTTTAGCATCTCTTCTGAAATTCTAAAGTATGTACCAATTTTCTGTACGTTAGCATCAGACGCTGTAAAATCAAAGTCAGACTGTCCTAGTGTAGAACCTTCAGAAGTTGCAGCAGCACCGTTAGAATAACCGCTTTCTTTTACGAAGCGTACTACGTCAGACGCAGTAGAACCTTGCGCGATTAGCTGGCGCATATGGACCAAACGTGTTGGGTCATATTTGTAGCCTGGTACGCGGTCAGCTGGTATTACCTCACCTGTAAAATCGGCTCCTGTAGTCATATCCGCCTTTACTTCGAAACGTGCAGCTTTAGACATTCCGTTACGCATAGCGTCAATAGCACCGCCTTCAATAGCTTCCATTAAAGCGCCTTTAAAAGTTGCTTTTTTGCCAGCTTCAAAGTTCTTTTTATTAGATACTTCTAACGCGTCGATACGTTCGTTAAATTTAGTTGTTAGTGTAGAAATTTCAGACTTTAACAT